AAAATATCTTTGAATGAATCTATCGTTATATATTCTCTAATTTCGTTATATACCTCTTTTTCTTTTAAGAACTCTCTGAGATTATACGACATAAACACCATCATTATTATCTCATTTGGATGTACTGTGTGCTCTTTCGAAACACGCCCTAATGAATAACTTGATAAATGTATACTAGTAATATCTCTAGCTATGTAATACTCTTTGCTTAATCCAGCAAATCTAACGCTGTTGAAAAGATATGTGCTGTAAACTGGAAAACAGTTGTGATAATTTATCTTATGTTCCTGATTCATTTAACACACTCCTATAAATAAGCATTCTTCATGTTTCCATACTTCATATGTCGTTGAAGTGTCTGAATCTACATACATAGTATCTTTCATAAAAGACATAAGTGTATCAAAACACATCTTTGTAGTAGTTGAACTACCTTCTTTTTTTACTATGACCTGATACAATAGAACCTCCTTGATGATAGTTCTCTTTTCTTTGCTTCATACGTTTAACGATACCAGAATAAAACGATATATTACATCTACCACAGAGTAATATATCGTTTGGTATAGGCTTACTACAAATCAAACATATTTTCATATAGTATTCTGCCTTCTTCCGTTGGAGTCCAGCATCTAGTCACTTGGTATGAATACCCACCATATCTTTTAAAGGTACATTTTGCTACGAAATCCCATTGTGATTTCATATGATATTTTCCAAGTAAACTTAGTAATATATCTTTGTCATCTTCGTTTGAAAATTCTACGATCTCATTTCTTACATTCATATCTATTTATCCTATGTTAATCCAACCGATTTCACTCTGTACTTGTAAAATTGCATCAATATCATTGTCGGTAAGACTGTTTACTGCTCCTGTAGAGCCATTAAGAATCCACTTCTCATATCTTGGTGAAACATACCATTGTGTGATAGCTTTCTTTGATTTACCTTCAGCATCAAGATACTCTACTGCTGCAATAGCCTTGCCACTAGATAAAGAGCGCACTGCTATTTTTGTCTGTGTTCTAATAATGGTTCCCTTGCCAGTGGTCTTATCTTTTGCAGTATAAGAATAGTCAATACTGCTAAAATCGGTGGTAAGTGATACTAGCTTCTGTTCACGTTCTAACTTACCAGCATCATACTTTAATGCTCTGCCTTTTTCCTTATCAACAACCATTGTAATACCGTCAATCTCAATAATACGGTTACCCTTGCTGTCAAAACCCAGTTCTTTGACGTCCATAATATGCCCCTTTTTGTAGAAGTGAAACTGTTATTATTTAATATTTCTTTGTAGAACAGTGATGCATACATTTTATACGAACTGTCTTTGTTTTATCTTCATGTGTTACGGTCAAGGCTTTTGGTTTATGTTTGGTTGTTGTATCATCATGTTTTATATTGATTATAACACCATCTACAATAACTGTGTCGTATCTTCCATAACCTATGTTGCCTTTGATAATAGCGTTTCTTTTTGTATTCACAGACTTGACATGTCTTACAGCTTTACGTGTTGTATCATCTATATGTGATGATGTGGCATAGTATTGTCCATCATTCTTACATATTTTTTCTTCTCTCGATCTATGGAACATGCCTGCTTCTGAGTTAGCACGTTTATAGATCGTTTTACCATAATTATGGCTAGTAACTGACTTGTTACTTGCGCCACAATGTACTAGTCCAGCTCTTGTACTGCTGCCTGTTTTCATATTTCCTCACATATCATTGAATAGGTTTTCATATAACCATGCTATTTTAGTGATTAAGGCACTAATTATATATGATAATACCAAGAGCAATCCAATAATTGAAAATCCTATTAACAGTTCTTTTCCCATTATAGCCCACAGTCTATATAGAATATATCTTTATCATCAATAAGCTTGGCATGATACAGTACTACTGCAATGGCAGTAACGCAATCAATCCATTGAATAAACTGTATGTAGTTACTAGACCTGTCTGGCATTACATTTTTTAATGCCTTTGATATTAACAGTTCTTGTTTCATAAAAACCCCTAAGAAATAGGAAAGGCACCTAACAATTAAGTTAGGCGCCTTATTATTGTTTGTTATCGTTTGCTGTCTGATAACATTAAGTACATTCAAAGCATTCCAGCTTAACGATGTACTTATCGTATAATAACGAGACACTTATGTCTATAAATGCCTCGATGCTAACATTGTTTGTTTTTTGCTTGGGTGATTAGTCCATTCGGGTAGTAATAATGCATTTTATACGATTATTTAACATATACTTACATTGCCAACGCTCACAGACAAAGTTATTTAGACTTTATGGTGAACTATATAGCATATGTGGTGTCGGTTCTTTTTTGGAGTGACTCCACCAATCGCACGCCTTCGGCATCCCGCTATTAACGGTTATCCTCATTTGCATTTTGCGATGCACTTTTGCCTTAATAGTACGCAATCAATCCGGTGCGCTTCCTACCTATTAGGCTAATTACTACCTGTCAAGCGATTTGTGAATAAGAATCCTCATGTATCCTATTGTTGCTTCATACCTGTGACCATTGCCCAGTCTGCTTGCCGTGTTATCCAGCCGTGATTGCCTTTAACACGATTGCACAAGCTATCTGTCAACCTTTGGTGCAGTATATATTTTAAGGACAATTCCTTAAAAGTCAACGAAGCACAAACCTATGTCGCCACCCGATTGAATTAAAGTGCCTAATGAGTGACGGCACTAATGTACGTTCGCTTGTGTACATCAGACAAGACAATAACCATCTGCATTTGTACAGGCTTTGGACTGTTCCTAACAATAATTGTTAGAAGCTGCATTAATGCCCGAAGGCATTTTTTAGTTCATTGCTGGAATTAAAACAACAAAGATAAGAAACGCAATGCATAGTGCAATTAACATAATAAACCCCATCTATTAAAGTGATCATAAACTCGTTCATAAACTCGTTCACTTACCTACCCACAAACTAGCCTGACATCTTACCCGAAACCTAAAACGTTTGCCGGTGTCTATCAAAGTAGACTAGTGAAACAGGCTGAAGTGTGAAAGAACGTACCAACATTGACCCCGGAACCTAAAACAGGCTGAAGGAATCAATAAAGGGTCGTGTGTGCATGCGTAATCCTTTATATGCACTCCAAGGCTGCCAGATGGGGGGTGTATCCCATTGAAGGTGGGGTGGGGTGGGTGCTGTGATGGGAGAAAGGTAATCCACGAATCACAAACGTCAAAACATGACTTCTATACAATAGTCTATAAATAGACAACTATCTAGTGCATCTTGGCGATCACAAGTGCATTTGGGCGATTAATTTCCATAATCCTTGACTTCTAGAGTGGTTTTTATTATATTTTAGATCTAAAATCTAGCATAAAGGAGTATCTATGACAACAGTAAATGTACCAAAGACCTGTCAACTATGTCATGGTGAGTTGATAATACAGACAATTCAACGAATGAGTGCAAGTAAGCCAGCCTATGTGTGTCGATGTAAGGAATGTGGGTACACTGAAGGTGATGAGTTTAAGACAAAAGAAGAAGCAATAGCCTTAAAAAACGCCAAGTAACTCCAGTCTAACTTCTAGAAACGCCTATAATAGTATATCTTAAAGTAATACTAAGATAAGAGTAACCTAACTTAAAGAGGCTTAATGTAAGAGTAACCTATCTACTGTTTAAATAATAATATAATAATATTTATTTTTGTAAGGATAAGATAGGTAAGAGTTAGTTAGGGGGTGTGGGGGGAAGGAAGAGGGAGGAAAGAGAAACCATTCACTTTTGACGTCACTTCTAGAAACAATGTACTACAAATTATCGTTTGTTGTTTGTTTGTAGTGTAACACACATCTAATCTTCTCTCAGACGTCCGCTAATGCCCCTAGGATCACTTTAAGTTACCCAACCCCACTCAGAGTACACCTTCTCCTGTTTGAAGCCTTGTAGGCCATCCTGAGAGCCTTCTATTGTTTGATAAAAATAAAAATATCAAACAAACCTATTGACTTCTATATTTAACACTGTTATATTTAGTGTATACTTAAGAAAAGGAAGAGTATGACACTCGTACAACCAGACAATAGACCCATTGGTGAAAAAACGTACCTTTTATGTGGTATGTATCGTTATTTAAGAGGATCGTATAACGTAACTGTACCAGAAGGCTTTGTTAATGATGGTGCTAGTGTTCCTAGATGGGCTTGGAGTATTACAGGGCTAACACCTGATGGGGAATTAAGAGCTGCTGCTCTTTTACATGATTACTACTATCGTTTTGGTAAGGCCAACAGAATGATAGCAGATAAGATGTTTTATGATGTGATGGTTGATGCAGGAGTGCCTAAATACAGGGCTAAGATGGCTTATTGGGCAGTTAGAGTAGGTGGTAGGAGTGCTTATGGTAAAATAACACCACCTAAGACAGATACGTATGATGATCTTCACTACGCAATAACATATTACTTTAAAAATAAGATTATTGACACTGAAGGCTATAATTACGCAATTAGTATGATTAATCAGTTTAAGTTTAAATAAATATTGATCTGTAGCTTAATTGGCAGAGCAATGGTCTGTTAAACCATCGGTTGTAGGTTCAAGTCCTACCAGATCAGCCATACAATTCAAAAAGGACAAGTAATGTCACCTGTTATTTTTAGTATTAACCTACGTATTGACCATGACAACATGCAGTTTATAGCTGAATACGCTGATGAACAGATAGACTTCAATGACAAGATTGACTTAGTTTATACTCAAAAAGAGATGGCAGATCCAGACATAATGGACGGATATGCCCGTTTTATTATAGCTGAGGCTATAGAGAAACTAATTGAGAATAAACAGAATTATAGATTAAAAAGGGATGAAGAATATGCAGAAGAAGAGAGTAAATAATTTGAGTACAGGTAGAGATTATAAGTATGATACAGAATACCAAGCAAGTCCTGAACAGAAGAAACGAAGAGCAGCTAGGAATAAGGATCGTAGAGCAGCATTGAAGTCAGGGATTGCTAAGAAGGGCGATAACACTGATGTTGACCATCGTGATAAAAACCCAAAGAATCATTCAAAGAAGAATGTACACGTTATGGATAGGTCGAAGAACAGGGCTAAGAAATGAATAAACCAAAGGGTAAAACAAGTAAAGTACATACTCACGGCAACCTAACAGAACAACAAGAGAACTTCTGTATTGCCTATGTGCTTATTAATAATTTTGATGCTGCTGAGTCAGTAGAGACTGCCGGATATAAGTTTGAGGCAGTGAATGATAAAGATAACGAGAGTAATAAACGCAAACAAGCACGTATTTTACTAAACAACCCAAAGATTAAAGAACGTATAGCTAAGTTAGTAGATGAACGTGATAATCAGACAATTATCGATAAGACATTTGTTAAAAGTGGGCTTAAGAAGCTCGCTATGAGTGCAAACAATGAGAATACTCAAGTAAAAGCATTTGAACTTCTTGGTAAAGAATTAGGTATGTTTGTGAATAAAGAAGAGATTAGTTTAACTGATGATCCGGGAGAAATTGTTAAAAAGGCATTTGAATCCCGCATTTTGAAATTACATAAGAAAGACGATAATGATGAAACAGAGGTATCTTAATGAAATATCCTCGTCTATTATAGGCTATTTCAGCACAGAGTCAATAGGGAATTGTGGAGAAGATTATTTGAATGTTTATGATCTTTTAGAAATAAAACTAGGACATATGTTTGATCTTTTAGAAGAAACAGTGTGTGAAGAGGAGGATGAGTGAATAAAAAAATACAAGTTGGGTATGGAAGCCATACTAGGGGATCTACTAAAAAAGGACTATATGGTAAACAGCGTTCTGGTAAGTTAAAAGAGAATGGTGGTTTTTCAGGACAGCCCACAGTAGGCTATGTTAATATACCAGAAGAACGCTGGGAACAGATCGATTGGAATAAATAATATTGTTTGATAGAGAGCAGTTCTGTACTAAATGTAACATTATAACAACACATAATAATGGTCATTGTAAATCCTGTAGAATATATATAAAGAAAAAAGAAACACATGAGCGTAACAGGCTCACAGAAAAACAACAAAAACTGAGACTCATTGAGGGCATCCCGTTAAATAAGACGTAATGGTAGGTGGATGACGTGGCGTTGCTAAACTTAGTTTCCTCCCTAAGCAGTACGCGATCCTAGACCCAGTTTGCATAAGCAAAGAGTTAGCAGGGGAATAGCATACCAAGGATGAGCGACCTGAAAGTCTTTAAGAGTTAGTTGTCTTATGATAGCTAACTCTTTTATAATTCAAAGAAAAAATGATGAATAGAAAAAAAAGATTACGTTATGCAGATATATTTACCCCTGAGATAATAGCATATTATCAGAAGCATATTGTAGAATTTGTTGAAGATTGTATTTTTCAAAATGACGAAGAATTTAGTTTGTCGGAACAACAAAAAGAGTTCTTATTATCAATACAAAACAACAAAAGAACAGCAGCTAAGTCCGGAAAAGGCGTAGGTAAAACGAGTTCTATATCCTTTGTGATCCTATGGTTCCTTTGTGTTTTTGATAACCCCAAGATAGTATGTACGGCTCCCTCCTTTCCTACATTGAAGTCTGCATTGTGGCCTGAAGTGGCTCTATGGCTCAATAGAAGTGTATTTAAAGACATCTTCGAGCATACCTCAGAACGCCTTTATCTCATAGAAAAGCCTAAGAACTGGTGGGCAGAACCTCGTACAGCACGAGATAAAGAGTCTATGCAGGGACTACATGCTGATAACCTACTTATTCTCGTTGATGAGGCCTCTGGTGTGGCAGACGAGATTATAGAGGCATGTGATACCACTCTTACAAGTAAAAACAATAAGGTTGCGCTTGTAGGGAACCCCACAAGAATATCAGGGTTCTTTTTTGATTGTTTTAATAAGTTCAAACACCGTTGGGAGAAGTTTACCTTCAATGCAGAAGAATCTCCTTTCGTTAAAAAAGAACAGATAGACTATTATTCAGAAAAATATGGCAGAAATCACCCACAATACCTAGTCAATGTACGTGGTGAGTTTCCAGAAGGTAACTCAGATTCCTTTATAAGCCTCTCAGATGTCGTAGATGCTACTAATAGGACAGTTGTGCCAATAGGAGTGGTAGAGATAGGCTGTGACGTAGCTCGCTTTGGTGACGATTCTACAGTTGTCTACTGGAGACATGGATATAAGGTATTCCCAGCGAAAACATTACCTAAAAGCAGTGTACCAGAAGTGGTAGACCTTGTACTTAAAACCGTTGAAGAAGCCAGAGCGATAACAGGACTACAGGACAAGATTAAAGTGAAGGTAGACGATACTGGTATCGGAGGAGGGGTCACAGACTATCTGATGCTGGATAGAGCACATAATATAGATGTTGTTCCATGTAATTTTGGTGGTAAGGGCAATGACATATACCACAACGAATCATCTATTATGTGGGGAACTCTAAGAGACGTTATACGATTCTTAGACTTACCAGATGACTCTAAATTAGTTGAAGAACTATCTTCCAGACGCTTTAATTTGTCTTCAGTTGGTAGAACAGCAATAGAGCCAAAAAGCCAGTTCAAGAAGGATTTTAAGTCTTCTCCTGATAGAGCAGATGCGCTTGTACTATGTTTTGCTACAAAAGCAGCAGAGAAACGAGTATTACAGAAGTTTGATACATTAGATCCAGATATTATTAAAGATAAGTTCTCTTATACCGGAGAAGACAAGTTTTGCTCTATATATATAACAAAAGATCTTTCTGCTTCTATTCTTTACTGTATATGGAACGGTAGTAATATACATATATATGATGAACACGTAGGAGATGAGTCTTTAGCACATATGGCATATATTATATCTGGTCATGGAAAAATGACTAGAATAATAGGCAATAGTAATATGTTTGGTAAGACTGGAGAAGATGTAGCTTCTAAATTTAGGAAGTTTAAGATTAATATTACCGAGAATGTTACTTACAACGAACTTGGTGCTATAGAGATGCTTGGTGTATTAACATCACAGAAAAGAATACTTATACAGAAGAACTGTACTAAAACAATAGAACAAATGAGTAAATGGAAGATAGATGGCAAGAGATTAGAACAAGAAAAGTCATTTGGTCTTTGTTATGCACTAACAAATATTATATCTTTCTTAAAAAGAAAACTTGAGTATAAACCACAAGTTGATTACTTTACACCATATACCACTGACAAAGATAACTTTTTAAAGAATATAACAAAAGATATATCTACAAAGAATTCATGGATGTTAAATTAAAGTTGTTGACTTCTATATTACATTACCTTATATTAGACATGGAGTACCATATATGTATACAATACGATGTCCAGAAGAACGAGAGCATAAAGCATCAAGTTCTAATGTAGTATATCCCACATGTGGTCATCTTTTAGCAATTATTGAAGACAGCGTTATATATTTAAGATGTCCAATTTGTAAGGTATTCTGGAAACTTAATATAATTGATGGTAATAACGTAGAAATGCAAAAAGTTGACAAAGACACCAAGTTAAAATTATCAAGCAATATAAGAGTGGTATTATAATGATCCCAGAATTTCTACAGAAATTAAACCCATTCCCTCTTACAGACAAGCCAGTAAAAAATACACCTTCCAGTATGCCCGGTCTAACAGATAAGTTAGATAAGATTTCCTATATAGAAAATGAATTTGATGCAGTTTTAAATGCAACAAAAGAAGATAGAGATAGATCATCCGAAAGTAATAAGTTATACTCTGGTTTTGATAACGGACAATGGGACGCAGCAACGGTATCCCAGCTAAAAGCGGAAAACAGGAATCCGTTTCAAGGTAACTTTATAAGACAGAAGGTAGATGGTTTTGCTGGTATGCTTACCAAGACCATTATGGATATTGATTTTGAGACAACCGATGACACTCAAATAGATTTAAGCAGAAAACTAAAGAAGGTAATGTATTCGGACAAGGAACTACTTGATTGGAATAGACATTATATTCGGGCAATAAAGAGTGGATGTGTTCATAGTTCCGTTTTAGAAATGTATGTTAGTACAGAATATAGTTCATTAGGTAATATTGGACTACGCTATGTTGAACCAGAACATGTTATTTTCGATCCATTTTGGGTTTCTAATGATTCGAGAGATCTCAAAAGAGCATTTAAAGTAGGTTATTTTACAGCAGAGCAAATTAAAGATAAGTGGCAACATAAGTCAGCAGAGATAGAAGAAGCCATTTTGTCTAAATTGTATAGTTCAACAGACTTTGACAACGGTGATATATTTAAAGATGGTTTTGCACACAAAGAATTAAATGAGCGTTATGGTGATACATATAGAGTTATAGAGTATCATCACATGCAGAATGAGAAACACAAAGTAAGGTTCTCTCTGGCTGATGGTACTATTCTACCAGATAAAGAAGAAGAAGTAGAAGAGTATGCTATGGTCAATAGTGTAGATTTAACAATGGGATCTATGCAAAAGACGCTTGAGATGAAAGTTTATTATATAACAACAATTTGTCCAGAGTTGAGTTATTCACTTTGTTTGGAAGATAGGCCTGGAGTTCTTCAGATAGGAAGATTGCCTTTCTTTCCGTGGTCTTCTGCTAGAATTAATGGCAAGGACTCAGGATTACCAGAATTACTTAAGAGTATACAGCAGACATATAATAAACGTGAGTCGATGATTGACCACATGATTGCTACATCGGCTAATGGTTCAACATTAATAGACCCTGACCTAGTTGATGGTGATGAAGCTAAGATGGAGCGGTTACAGAGTAACTGGAATAATCCATCATATAAAGATTGGGCAGCACCGGGATCTATTTCTTCAGGTAAAAATTTCTTCCAGTCAATGCCTAAGAATAACATAGATTTTTCCATTATAAGTGAAATTACACGTATGATGGATCTATCAGATAGAATTGGTGGACAATCAGCTACCAGTGATGGTAGAGCAGAATATTCAGCAGAGTCTGGTATATTATTTGCTAGAAAACAATTGCAGGCAGAAATATCCAATACCACTGTTTTGAAAAGTGTTGAGTATTTGTGGAATGAAATAGGAGAGGCTTATTTCTTTGCTGCTAAGAAGATTTACGGTAATGTATATAGAGAATTTTCAGTTCCTTCTACTGGTGAAAAGATAGAGTTGAATAAGCCGGTTACTACACAAGAAGGAACAACTGTTGAAAATGATCTTTCAAAATTATCAAGATTAAAGGTTATTGTAACACAGTCTCCTGAAGGAGTATCACAGAAAGCTGTAGATAGGGCTATTAACATAGAATTTTTACGTGTACTTGGTAATGAGAACCCACTGGCTAGAGCAACAGCAATACATAACATAATGGGCACGTTGTCTCATTCGAGTGTTGAGAAAAAGAACTTTGAAGAAGCTGCTGAGATAGAGAAGGAATTAGTACTCAACAGAGTTGCCACAGAATTGATGCAACTTAAGGCAGCACAAGTACAGATACAGGCACAGATGCAGCCACAGCAGCCTCAGATGGGGCAAGGAGAGCAGGGTGGGCAAGAAGGTGGGCAACAGGAGGGTCAGCCTCCTCAGCCAGCAGGGAACCCTATGGCGACAGAACAGGGCAATAATTTGGCAGTAAGTCAACAACAATAATTAGCACAAAGCTAAGGAGACATTATGAGTGAAGTCAAGGAAATGACAGCAGAAGAGATTCAGAGAGAAATGTATGAAAACAACAACACTGATGTTATAAATGGTGTTATCAATGGTACTATTAAAGCCAGATCAGAAGTAGTGGAACAGGACACTGAAGATCAGGTAGAAAATACAACAGAAGAACCGGACATTCAACCGGACATAGAAGAGACAAAAACAGAGATAAGCGAATTGGAACAAGTTCGCAGACATAACGAATTTCTGAAGCAACAACAAAATGAAATCAAACGCATTGAAGCTGAAGAAAAACGTCAGATAATTTATGAACGAGAGCAAGAACGTAAGCGAAGAGAAGAACTTGAAAAAGAACTACAAACGCTTAAAGACGCATCTATTAAAGAAAGCCCTCTTTCCCCTACGGTTGAAGACGATGATGAAGAATATGCTTCCTCATATAGCCGTAAGACAAGGCAGATGATAAAAGAGCTAAAAGACGGTTTTGGTCAAGGTGCTTCGACCGATCCTAAACTTAAAGATTTTATTAATAAGTTTGAACTAAAGGAACGTGAAGAAGAATCAAAAAGAGCAGAACGGAAACAAATGGATGAAATTGAGCGGTTTCAATCAAACTATTCCGAACTGAAGACAGAGCGACCAATTGCCGAGATACATAAAGAGTATGTAAACTTCACTGATGAACTTACCAGTGCCATGAATTTAAAAAATACAGGGCAAGTAATTAGGGCAGTAGAAGATTACTACAAAGACGGTGATTCTAAAAAAATTGCCGACAAGTACGGGATTAAGCCCCCAAAAGATTACAATAAGTATAAAGTTATTGTTGATCTTATTGATTTGAAGCGTGGGGTCGAATATAATCCGTATTCAGGAAAAGAAAATCCCATTCTTGATGAGAATGGAAATAGAATTCGTTATCGTTCTTTAGATGAGGCTTATAAAGTCAGTCATTATTATGACGATATTAATAAGCATGTTATTAATGCACAGAAGAATATGCAGAAAAAACTTCTGGAACTTAATAACGCACCTGTTACGATGGATACAACAGAAGTTAGTACACCAGAACAGGTACAGACTCTTGAGAGTGATAGAGAACTTTTTGCATTAGATCCTCGTCAGTATGAGAAAAACCCAGAACTAAAGAAAGCGGTATTTGAAGCATATGCTAGGCGTGGTGTTGAACCACCAAAATACCGTGGAAGAAAATTTTAAAGGAAATAAATAATTATGGCTAATGTAACTACAGTTGGATCAAGCGAACTTAGTTCACCGGTTCTCGCTGGTGGAATCACCAATGCGAACATTACTACTACAACTACACGTCCGTATTCTCTTGCATCTATGGATGTAGATACTGGACTCACGTATGATGCGATTAATCGTAAACTGCAAATTGAGTCTACGCTTGACGCTGTGTTTGCTGATGTAGGTACTGATGTAGTGTTTAATGGTAAGAAAATGTCAATCCCAGATGCGGTTGTCATTCGCATGTCATCCGAGAAGGGTGCTAAGAAACAAGTTCTTCCTATGATGAACCCACTTACTGGCCCCGGTGTTGGTGGAACGGCAGAAGATCAGCAGGGTGAAGAACGGGATCGTACTCTTCAGTATCAGAATGTGTATTACAACGAGTATTCACAGGCTGTCACTGGTGAAAAATGGGGTGTGAACTATAATCAGTTGGAAGTTTTCAACTATTATGCACAGAATCAGCCCTCGTTGTCTCGTTGGTTTGCAGAAGATGAAGACAAACAGTACCACGAAGCTGTTCTTAAGACTTATTCATGGCCGCTGTTGAAGACTGGTACTGGCCTCACGGATGGTACGGACAATCTGTATAATCCTAATATCTATGTAGCTAACACAGCTCTTGGATCACAGCCAGCATTCAGTACAACACCTGCAACTCAACGCACCAACATTGATACTGCTATTGCTGCTGCTGCTACTGGTACGGCTGGAGTGAATGCTAATATTGATTTGGATAACCTTCTTGCTATTGATTACTACGCACAGAATACAAAACGTATTATGCCTGTAACCATTGGTGGAAAAAGATCGTATGTTCTATTGCTTCCTTCTCCTCAGTATCACAAGTTGCTTCAGGACAGCAAGGGTCAGCTTGGTGATGTATGGACGAAGGTAACTCAGCTTTCTGATGAAGAGCAGAATTATCCGGGCATTATCGGTCGTGTTAAGAGTCTTGTTATCGTAGAGGATCAGCGTTATCCTACTATCGTTACTGATGGGGCTGGTACACACACTGTTGAGTACGTAGAACCGGGTAATGATGACAGCCGTAACAAATCAGTATACAACAGTTCAACGAACTTGGGAGTTGATGTTGGATGTTTGCTTGGTGCTGGTGCTGTTATTGACTGGAAAGTAACTCCTCTGCACTTTGAGATGGAATCTACTTCCTACGGTAAAAAGTATGGACAGGGTGCATTTATCGAACGTGGTATTCAGATGGGTTCACGTTTTGATATTGATACTGCTGGCAATGCTATCAAGAACTTTGGTTCGATGGTATGTCTCTGGAGTGCTACGAGTATCGTAACTGTCGCATAAGTAGTCCGTTAGTATAACAGAGAGGGGTGAAATATCCCCTCTCTACTCATAATTCCATTTAAGGAGAAGAAGAAATGTTGATCAAGAGAAATGTAATATCTGGCAGTAGAGAGATTGATAATATTTTTGATACTGCTGCATCTAGTGGTGTTGATTTAATTGAAGTTTGCTGGTCTAAGTTACGCCCATCTATTCCTAAAGTATACGGGTATGAAATACCTCGAATACACGATGGTAGTGCAGCAGACTTTTCAGCTAGTTTAGAATATGACGTTAATTGGGTAGAAGGTGTTACAAAGTTTTATCCTGATGTTAATAATAGATGTTGGGGATATATTTATGATACGCCTAAGAATAGAGAACGTATTGAAAATTGTATGTCTACTGGATGGTTCTTTATTGTAGACAAACAGATTAAAGATGAGGTTAGGAAATCGGCAACAGAAAAAGGCAAAGAAGTAGACCACGTAGAAAACATTATCGATGTTAAGAAAACTCACCGTGAAATAGAAGCACAGCGTACTATAGGTTCACTAACTTTTCGTCTTGAAGAAATGAAGAAGAAACAACGTGAACTAGAGATACAGCTTGCTGGTAAAAAAGGTGAGAAGGCAGATATGGCTAATAAACGTGCATTACATGGCGTTAAGATTCAAAATAGAGACGAAGTAATGGCAAAACTAGAGGATAAGAAAAATGCTAGTAAGCTCACTGATTACGCTTCTTAAGAAGCAGTTTCCAGACTGGTCTACTCAAAACCTTGTTGATATAATCAATGAGGTACATAAAATATGCCTGACATCAAGACCCGTTGCACAAATGCGTGTAATGGGTTCTGGTGAAAACGGGGATGTTGTTCTTACTACTGTAGCAGGAACCAAGAGTTATGATATAGACATAACAAATGGATTTGATGCTGATATGTGGAGAATAACAAATGTTTATGCAGATAATATTGATACACGAGCTAGTGTAACATGTTATGATGCTACACAGGACGTTAGTGCAAAGATTGTTTTTAACGAAGATCCGGGCACTTCAACATTTAATATCAGATGTTATAAAAAACCAACAGAGATAACTTCTGTCAGTATTGAAATGCAGATACCCGAATCTAAAGTGTTGTCTCATTTTTATCCCGGTATTGTTAGTTTCATTGAAATGTCAACTAACGGTAACTATGACAGATGGATACAGTTTAATAAACTACTTATCCCAGAAATGTTGTATACGATGAACACAGGAGAACGTGGAGATACGTTTCTTACAAAATATAAAGGTTATTAATGTCATTAAACGCATTTAATCCTAAGTCACAACGGCAAGACGAGAGAGAGATTGTCCGAACGCAGGAGGATTTTTCTTCTGGTATGTTTAAAGACATTCCTGCTTCTAAAGTACCCGATAATGGTATTGTTAGTTTAAAGAACATGACAAACTATGGTACATTCGTTCAGGCTCGCGCAGGAAGCCGTGAGTGGGGTGATTACAGCACTTACACACCATCGGCAGAGTTACCTACCCTAGTGACTGAGATAGCCTCTACGAGCGTTGTGATTGGCACAGAACGGACAATAACAATTGTATCTGGCTATACGCCAACGGCGGACAGTGTAGGTGATTGGTTTGTTCACGATGATGGTATACACGAACGTATTATAGCATATACCTCACCTACTGAGATAACTACCTATACAGATGATGATAGTGCTAAAGACTCCACTGCTGCTAAAGTAAGAGCACAAGTAAACTCAATATACTTCCATAACACACAGCGTAAAGTAGTCCTTCTCATAGGTCAGAAATTATATATTTCTAACGACTATACTATGACATCGTGGCTACCTATTACATTTGTTGGTAATAACTCAGAACTACCTACTAACGCTGTATCACAAATTGAAGAGTTTCAGAATATAGTATTCTTATTTAATCCAAATGGAATATATAAGTTCTATTTAGATCAGTCACCATACTTAGTATATAAACTCAATGTTGATGTACCAGAAGGGCTTCCAGTAGATAATAATGGGGATACTGGAGATTACAAAAGAAGATATACATACACTAATGTTAGATTAAGTGGGTCTGGTGTAAGAGATAGGAACACAGAAGGTGTTATAATTGAATCTGAAACAGGTAATGTTAAAGCAGATAGTGACTATAAAGATTACACGGAGATAGAAAATAAATATAAAGTAGGTGTCGTTGACTTAAATGTTGGAAATTTAAATTTCAAAAGAGCCAATGTTGTTAGTGATTTAAATGTATCTAAGAACGCTAGTGAATATACACAAACATTTACTCACATTGGATTATATGCAACATTGGATACTGGTGAATATGGCACTAACCCAACTACAGGCAGAGGGAACAATCCAGAATTATATATATGGGTAGCAGATATACCACTATTTAATTATGGTATAGTTGATTTTGCTGGGTTTGTTGCAAGAGTAACCGATGGAAGTAGTATCTCTATCAACGAACCATTCAACATGTTTAATCCTAGTATTTCTGGCTATGAAGAAAGAGCAATAATATCTATATCTGGAACCGATCTTTATTTAAGCGGAGTTCCTACAAACTATTCAAAACTTACAGCTAATGTTCTTTCTGGTGATCCTAAACTATATGATACAGGGCATCCAATAACAATTAGTGGCACTCCTATAAATTGTTTTCTTTCTTATGGTGACGTTCCATATGCCGATGTAAGTGGATTTTCCTATAGAAATATGTACTATACCACAAATATAGAGTCTGGTGGGTTTCAATTAGCATCTACTTATAATGCAGCATTAGCAGGAACTCCGGTTGTGACCCCATTGATAACAATAGTGGGCGGTGGTATAAATTATATTTCTGGTGCAGTTGATTCATATTTTACAACAGGGACTCCTTCAACACTTTTAAATATAGAACAAGATGCATCTGGAAATGTTACACAAAGCACGTATTCAACAGCATTTGATAGTGGATATGTCGGAAAAACAATATACATACAAGATCAAACATATAGACACATAACTGGTTTTGTAGATGCATCTGGAGTGACTGTAGCAGAAACAGGTAGTGGGTGTGTATTGCCATCTGGAACAATAGGGGCTATTGACATATCTTCTGTTTCGGCCTCTGATACTAAGACAGACGCTGAATTACGTACAACGGTCGCAGGATGGATATTAAACAATCGTTTCTATGAACCCCTACCAAGCAGTGACATTGGTGCTATAGTGCCGGGATACATGGCTGTAGCCACTCGTGATGAGAATAAGATGTATTACTCAGCTATGTCGGAAGGATATGAATATCTTACTGGTTATTATCATCCGGGATACCAGTATGCTAACTTTAAGGGATCTATACGTGGTATAGCAGAACTTCCTAATATGTTAGTTGTATACTGTGCTGGATCTACTTATACAATGCCTATTAACGTATTTGAAGAACGTAAGATAGAAGAACTAGGTATTAGTATACCTATTATTGCTGGACAGAACATGGTTGATGGCAGTATTGGTTTACTTGACTACGGTAGTTTGGCTAATGTTGATATGGGTAGACATATCATGATTACTAACGAACCAGCAATACGAGTATTTGATGGGTATAGTTATTCTGAGAATATAGCTAGTCAAAGAGTCATGGATGACCTACGTAGTCTACAGATGGCTACTAGTGCAATATACCACAATATCATTGGTTATGTCTTTTGGGGGAACAATGAGTAACAATGTAACTAATATCAATGCCCCCGATAATATGGCAACCCATAGAACAAATAAGTCCTATACCTACGGCGTACAGCTACCTAAAAAAGAGACCTCACAACAGAAACCAATGCAAGGAAGTAAATAATGGCAGTTTATCAAATTGAGACAGATATTTGTCATGGGCGTGGGTTCGTTGCGGCAGACGCAAATGGGTATCTTGCGAAATTATTTGCATGGGTAACCAAGACACCCGCTAATGGTGGCCCAGAATGGTACATCTACGATGACCAGAGTGCACTAGGAACCGATCCGTATATTATCATTTGTGACGTTGCTGCCCCTGTCGTGAATGATTATAACACTGGTAAGAGTGGTGGGGCACCTAAATTTATCAAAGTGGGATTGATTACAACCGAAGCCGGATACATTCGTTGCCAAAACTACCTATGGTGGGACAGTGGGGCACATACGGGGCAAGGTCTTTGGGCTGGATATCGGATTGAGACCTACGATGATGCCGATTTTGTGTATGATTTTCGCGGTGGCGACGAAGCGATGATTTTCCAAGCGCGGCTCGGGACTGCATGGGACACTTTCATTCTCGACGATTTTGTTACAGACGCAAATCTTCTTGAGGCAGACACAAAGGTCGGGACAGTTCAAACAGGCATTACCGCAGGTAGTAGCGTCGTATTACAACTTGACACTGGAGAAGCCGCGAATTTCACTGTTGATAGCTACTACTACATTTTTGACATGGATGGGCATACGTGGTGTGATTACGCACAGGTAACGGCTAGAGATCTGGGTACAGACCAGATAACGGTTGACTCACTGGCACAGGACTATCCTTCCGGAGCTGTGATTGGCGCATATCTGCACAGGTTCTACACAAGTTGTAATGGTATAGTCACCTCCCCAATTGTCGATATGAATCACAATGGATATGAATACCTAAAAATACCGTACTCTTCTGGTACGGCTGGACATGTGATACATGACCAAACGAATTACATTTATGGTGGAGGCAAGTTTGATGCTGCGTTTTTGTATTTATCAACAATGGCCCCTAACGATGATGGTGTTTATGCCGTCCAACGACCCGGAATTTGTGAAGCTTATACAGAAAACGCTACCTTTAATACCACAACCGGAATGAATAGGTCTTATGGTGTTTCCAAGAATATCTATGTTACTCAGGTAGGCACAATGGCAGCTGGGCAGGATGGAAGAACTATAAATACAAAGAACTATCTATACTTTCAGCTTCTTAGTGTGATGGCATATGCTGGAAGCGCACAGGTAGGCCTAATGATTCTTGACACGGAGTCGCTGTCGTAATGGCATTTGAAACTGGACTAGATATTAACGATGTCATTGGATATTTATCTAGTACAGATTATAGAAATTTTTTACCAACTGTCCACATAGATAGTGTAGTTTTAGACGATGTTGCTGCGTATTTTAGTAGTGGGAGTTATGTAAGTAGTGCTGCTAAGGTTTTCACTGAAGCTGTTAATCTAGGTAATTTGTTCGATGGTGAGTTTGGTATCCCTTATGTGGTATCAGATCCAGTTAAAATCAGTACAGGTTCGGCAGTAGTATTCTTTTCGACAAGACCAACGATAACAGATGACGATGCAGTAGAGGTTGTCTTTGGAAGATTTTTTGAAGTAGATTTCAAGATGACCCCTGCTTTTGGGGAAGCTCCTCTTGGAGTAGTGTTTAAAAACTTGGGCTTTGTAACATTTGATTATGGTGAAGATGATACAATTACTTATTCGTGGAATTTTGGAGATAGAACTACATCGGCTCTGGAGAATCCAATACATACTTATCGGTATCCCGGTATTTACACTATTACTCTCACAACACATGTTGACAATGATCAAAAAAGTGTCTCTAAACCCATTGTTGTTTATGTGAGTGGAATGAATACACACAGAACAAATAAATCATATACATTAGGCATTGTTAATGATCTTTTAGAAGACAGTGAGGCTGAAAATTATGACAATGACGAACAAGGGGTATAACTTGGGACTTGCATATGAACAAGGAGTCAGTTTCTCTGAAAACACAGGCTATTGGCCTATGCCAGAGGCACGTACTGGCACTGTTCTTGTATTAGATGGTAACGATCAACCTCATGTTATTGTGTTAGACTATAGAGACGGTAAGTTCTATGATATAACAACTCGTGATGGCCCATCTTCCACTGGCATGGTAAGACAAGTTAAAGATAAAGTTTCTGTGTCTGGGACTGGTGGTTATGACATGTCTCCAGAGATACGGTTTAAAGAAGACCGTGGAACTGTAGAAAAATTCTACTTACAGCAACAATTATCAAAAATTTTTATTCGACCTGACAGCGAAGAAGACAGGAATGCTAGTGGTAGAGATAGTAAGGGGTTCTTAGATAACATAGAATTTGAAACGAAAATATATGTTGATGGTGAGCCAACTACTGCAACTGCAACTGCAAAAGATGTTGGTATAAATGATGATATTGTCTATGATAGAAAAGTACGTGGGCATAGACTACAAACTACTTTTGGTGCTAATAAAGGTGGCTTTAAACTAACAGGGTTAGAGAATCATTATATAGCACAAGATATACCAGTAGCACCAGACGATAGAATTACAACTGAGGGAGATCACCAGTTGTCTTTAGAGTCTCCTTCAATGTGGTTCACACGAGGTAGTTTATACCTAGATCGTAGTGTTGGTTCTAAGGCCTCTGGAAGCCCCGTGGCGACACTTGGGCCTGATGGGGGTAGTAAGAGTGCCTTCACGATAGATGTGGCTAAGACGATGGGTTCTAGCCCCTCTGTGAGCAGCAAGACAGTAATGTTGTGGGTAAGTGGTGCAAGTGGTGATGTTTCTGTGTCAATTGGTGGTGCAAATACCCCTTTGATTAATTATAGTGGCACAACTGGATGGAATCTAAATTATGCTTCTGGTATAACTGATTCTGGTAGTGTTGTATTAACTCCAAGCACTTCAAGTGCAGTGTGTGACTTTAGAATACATACTGGGGATAAGACAGATGACTTAGAATACTACTTTGGTGATATTATTGAAAACAATGGGAATAACGTACTACCACTATGAATAATAGACCTTACTCTTTATCTAGAAAAAATATAACGGAGGGAATAACCCGTTCTATAGAGCAACTATGGCAAAAAGTGAGTTCTTTGACAAAGAGTTTAAGTTATATAACTGGATTATATGATATAAATTATAAAATAAGTGACTTATTGTTTTTTATAAGTAAGAGTAGAAGAGTATATAATACAACAAGAATAACATCAACTGATAGTCCTTATACCGTTAAATTAGAAGATCATATTCTGTTTGTAGATACTGACGGTGGTGATATAACTGTTAATCTTCCAGAGGGAATTAATGGTACAGCGTTACGTATTATTAACTGTGGTTCGTCTAGTAACGATGTTAGTATATCTCCATCTACAGGTGAAAAACTATTTGGTTCACTTTTATATGACACAATAGCTGATGATGAAGTAGTCGATATTGTATTTGAAACAACGGAGAATTGGCGATAATGAGTAGATGGCATAAACTAACAGCTTATAATGGTAGCGATCATGTTGATATTATAGCAGATGATATAACAAATGTTATATTAACGTGGTATGAACACACAAATATCAATTGACTTCTATATGTGTTTATAGTAACTTATATGGTATATAAGTAATAAAAGGGATAACAATGACAAATTATTTAAGATCAACGACAGAAACTACTGATGATACACCTCTGCTTGATCCAAACTATGTACCACCTGTAACGGGAACAGCATCATTTGGCGATGTGAGGACATCTCCTGTAAATATACCTCTGTTTAATATTAACAATCTTCCTACTACAGGATTAGATGATTTAATAGCAGATACTTCCCAAGAAGATATAGAAACTGTAGGCACAGATCTAGAAACAGAAAATAGCATTGTTATCTCAGGTGCGGTTGACGATGCAATAAGCGGATTGGATGACGCAAATAGACCTGTAACTCAAGAAGACATTGATAGGTTTAACGACCTTCGTGGTAAAACACCTATTTTTGATACTTTTGAAAGATCCCTTAAAGAACTAGAAGATGGTGCTACTAATGGATTCCAAGTAGACAAGAACATAGCTGATGCCTCACTTACTGACTTTGATGCACGTACACAGGCAGCCAACTTAGCTAATGCTCGACGCATGGCATCTAACCCTAATATCTCACAGGGAGCACGTAACGCCTTCCGTATGGAAGCGATAATGACACAGGCTAGTCAGAGATCACAACTCTCTGGAGAGCTTGCTATTAAGGCACAGGAGCGTTCATTCCAAGCTCTTAATAAACTAAGTGAAATGGCACTAGCTGGAGCACAACTCGAAGAGAATATGCTTCAGAGTGATATTAGTAATGTATTTAAAGAGATAAGCAATGATATAAATGTTGCTATTGCTAAGGGTGAGATTACGATGAAGGAAGCCCAACTCATCGTTGATACTAACATTGAAGTAGCAAGAATACAGGTTGAAGGAATTATTGCTAATTTAGAGAAACTTAAAGCAATAGCTCCTATTGAGATAGAAAGAGATAGAGTTGATGCTTATATTAAAGAGACAGAGAACGCCATTCTTGCTGGTCTTAATACAAGTGCAATGAATTTTATACAAATGGCATTGCAGTATACGGAAGATGTAGATGGCAATGAAGTTGTTAAAGTACGCACACCAGAAGAGTTATGGGACAATACCGTTGTTAGAGAAAGAGTAGGCGCAGTCTACACAGAAGTAACTGGTAATGTTGCTAGTAAAGATGACCCTGTATTTAAAGAATACTTTATGAATTATGTTAGACCAGTTAAGACTGTAACACAAGCAGAAACAGAGAATGCTAGAGCAAAGTTACAGGAAATACCCGGACTTACTGCTGAAGATATTGACATATTGTTAGGAGCTGCTACAGCAGCCACAGTGTTAGGTGGTATTATTAGAATAGACGAAAATTCATTAAAGCTAATGGGGCTTGATAACGAAACCACTATTCTTTCTTTTAAGAAGGTTGATGGTAAGTGGGTTGATAATATGGATGAAGTCGATACTGATAACGGGGGAGACCCTCTAGTAATCTATGAAGATTTAAATGATAACGAGAAATGGGACAAGGTAAAAGAAACAATACCAGACGTGTTGATTGATGATCCAGCAGAAGAATTAAAATTTTTCACAAAATGGAAAAGTGCCGGAAAACCAGAAGATTTTGATTACACGCTTCCAATAAAACAAGGAGAAAAAATAGTAGTGGCTTCTAATCAGGGCAAAGATGCATCTTTGGAATTTCTTAAAAATCCAGAAGGTGATATTAATAATCTGGACAATTGGGATTTTTCGGCTCTTAATCTAGCATTAAGCACTAACCCAGACAGATATATTATAAATAGCACGGTTGATACCAATCAGTTTTATAATAATGGGGAACACAGATCGTTATATGAGTTAGGAGTATTTGGTTCTCCCGGCGAAGGATTTGATAATATTTTCACAAGAACAGCAGAAATAACAGAACTAAACAAGAGTCTTAATTTAAAAGAGCATATTTCTTCTTGGTTAAATGCCAACATAGGCAAGGTTATCAATATCGGAGGAAGAGCATTGATCCCACTGAACGTCACACAAGGAAATCCGGCAAATGGAGTGGGACTAAATGGAAAATCTGATACGATAACATTTATAGACCCCACAACAGGTAAGAAATTTACAATAACTGACAACACCGTGTCTTTACCAGAATTTATGGTTGCAAATGGTGTTATTGGGTCTGCGGCAGAATATAAAACATTAGTAGATTAAAGACCAAATAAAGGACAAACATGGCAGCCGGATACACTCAATTAGACCAACCATTACCTTACGCTGATTTTAAAAGTAGTGTTAATAATCCATACAGGATTGACACTAACAAAGCCCCTCTTACTCCTCCGGCAAGCCTACCAGAAGGCAATGCTGGTGGTCTTACCCTCCCACAACAAGAA